AGTAATGAAAGAAACATTACTTGATACATTAGAACTTGCTCGTCAAATACTACCACTCAAAGATTCTATTATTGCAAAACAAAAAGAAACAATAGCTACACAAGGCACACAGATAACAGAACTTGAGAGTGCTTTGCAAAATAAGGATAATGCATTACGTATGGCATTAACTCGCGGTGATAGCTTGCAAGCGGTCATCAACATAATTCCACCAGCACCAAAGAATCCTAATCGTATGTTAGGATTTAAGTTACCAAGTAGAAAGGCATCTTTCTTAATTGGAGTTGGCATCGGAATAGGAACATCAATATTGGTAATTAAGTAGAGGTTTTATGAACGCTACGGCACAACAGTTACGTGACAAAATAAAAGAAGAATTTAAGAAGTGTGCGTTAGACCCTGCGTATTTCTTATCACGATATTCGTACATTCAACACCCGATTCGCGGTCGGGTGTTGTTTGATTTATATCACTATCAGAAAGATGCACTACGAGATTTTGAAGGGCATGATTATAACATAGTTCTTAAGGGCCGTCAGATTGGTATTTCTACGTTAGTCGCAGGATATTCACTGTGGCTAATGTTATTTCACAAAGATAAGAACATTCTTGTTATCGCAACCAAACAAGAAACTGCAAAAAACTTGGTGACAAAAGTTAAATTTATGCACCAAAATCTTCCAGTCTGGTTACGGGGTAACGTTATAACAGATAATAAGTTATCGTTGCAGTTTCAAAACGGGTCACAAATCAAAGCAGTAGCTTCTAGTCCAGATGCTGGTCGTTCGGAAGCACTTTCTCTCCTGATTCTTGACGAAGCGGCGTTTATTGACGCAGCAGATATAATCTGGACCGCAGCATCAAGTACATTGTCAACTGGTGGTAAGGCGATTCTGCTATCTACTCCAAACGGAGTAGGAAACTTCTTTCATAAGATGTGGCAACAAGCAGAGGCAAAAACAAATAATTTTAATCCTATTTTGTTGGATTGGAGAGTTCATCCAGAACGTGACCAAGCATGGCGAGACCGTCAAACGGAACTGATGGGCGAACTGCAAGCAATTCAAGAACATGATGCATCATTCATCTTCTCTGGTAATACGGTTGTTCCAGCAGAAATTATGGAGTTTTATAAGAAAACATATGTTCAGGACCCCGTATCAAAGGAAGGGTTTGATGGAAACTTGTGGGTATGGGAATATCCAAGCCCATCCAAAACATATATCGTTGCTGCAGACGTTGCCCGTGGAGATGGCGAGGATTATTCGACATTCCACGTAATCGATGTGGAAACGTCTGTTCAAGTTGCTGAATATAAGGGGAAGGTAGAAACAAAACAATTCGGTAACATGCTGGTTTCTATAGCCACACAATACAATGATGCCCTATTAATTCCAGATAATAGTAGTATTGGATGGAACGCTATTCAGCAAATCATTGACCGTGGGTATAAAAATCTATTTTATATGTCGAGAGATTTGCAATATGTTGACGTAGAACATCAATTATCTGGAAAGTATTACAAAGAAGAACGAGGCATGGTCCCCGGCTTCATGATTTCTCAAAGAACTCGTCCACTTATTATTTCCAGATTAAAAGAATATATGTTAGAAACTTCGTTTACCATTCGGTCAAGTCGAATGATTGCGGAATTGGAAACGTTTATTTGGAAAAACGGCAGACCAGAAGCCTTATCTGGATATAATGATGACTTGGTTCTTGCATTATGTATTGGATTGTGGGTACGGGATACCGCACTCAGATTGCGTCAAGAAGGCATAGAATTAACTAAATTGACAATAGATAAAGCAAAATATCAAATCGGGTCTATGGTCTACACTGACAAGGGGTTGGACAAAAATCCTTACGAGATGCAAATCGGAACTGAAAAGGAAAATATCCGATGGTTACTGTAAATACGTTATACTTATATAGTAGTGTCTTTATATATTAGTTTGGGGTAAAATATGAGAATTGAAGAATTCAAAGCTATGATTCAAGAAATAGTCTCGGAAGAATTGGATAATATGCTTTTAACCGAACGTGTTGCGGGAACTAGAAAGACACGTAAAAAGGGAACTCCGAAAGCAGGTCGTGGTACGTTCACATCGGCAGGAACCATTCCATATAAGATTGTAAATGGAAAAAAGGTTCCTGACCCATATAAAAAGGGAAGTATGGCTGGTCCACAAGTTCAAGCTAGAGAAAAGATTGGCACAAAGATGATAAACGCAGTTAATCGGTCAAACAAAGATGCGAAGGCAGCACGTTACAGAGAAAGTTTAGAAGCTAGATTAGCTAGTAAAGGATTACCAGCAGATAAGCCACATTTATACTCAAGAATCTGGGCAGATGCCACTGCAATCGCAAAGGACGGCGGCAAGGATTGGAGTATAAGTAAGCGTAAAACAAAAGGAAAGGGTGCAGCAAAGAAAAAGAAGGAGAAAGCACCAAAGCAGAAACCATCGTCGGGCAACACCCCAGAATAACTCGGAGATAATACATGATTCGCTTAACAGGACTCGTCAACTTACAACCACTTAAGGAAGAAGAAAAGTGGATTCAAAAGGCAATTGAAAAACCAGGTGCCCTCCACAAGCAACTTGGCGTTCCTGCTGGGGAAAAGATTCCTGCTGGAAAGTTAGCTGCTGCTGCTGAAAAGGGTGGGAAGCTCGGCAAACGCGCTCGTCTTGCTATGACCCTTCGTAAGTTAAAGGAAGAAAATACCTTAACCGAAGAACAAATCGCAAAGATTGATGAATTGTTAGAAACACTTGACCCAGTGGGTAAGGAAGATGCCGACATCAACAATGATGGAAAGGTCGATAGTACAGATTCATACTTGAAGAATCGTCGTGAAAAGATTGGTCAAGCCATGAAGATGAATGAAGATGTTGCTGGTGGAATGGAAGACATGGAACAAGACCAAAAGGTTGATGACCACGAAGGCAGCATGGCAAAGTCAGACCTTCTTTCTATCCACAAGAAGTCTGGTGAATTGTATAATATGATTAGTGAAGATGAAGAACTCGAAGGTTGGGTTCAAGCAAAAATCACTAAGGCAGCAGAATACATCACTTCAGTCCATAACCACATGGAATATGAAAAGAACAAGCCCGCAACTATTGGCAACGGTGAAATGTCACCAGCCGACAGTTCTGGAGCAATGATGGAAGCTGCTATCACAGAAAAAGCACCAGAAGGATGGGAAGCAACAGTCAAGAAGATGAAGAAGCATAAGGAAATCGACAACCCATGGGCACTTGCAAACTGGATGAAGAGTAAGGGATATCAACCACACGCCGGCAAGGACAAGAAGGAATAATCATGGAACAGGTCGCAAATTTCATATCTACGTTACTACAAAGTAGAGAACAAGCACACATCTTCCACCTTCAAACACAATCCTACGCAGCACACAAAGCATTGCAAGGGTACTATGAAGATATTGTGGATTTAATCGACACATATGTGGAAGCATATCAAGGTCGTTACGGCATTTTAACAGGATATACTCCTGCGTCACAAATCTATGACGAAAGTAATACCATGAAGTATTTTGTTGGATTGCAAACGTTTGTTGATGCAGTTCGCACAGAACTACCAACCGATGGTGAATTAAACAACACTGTCGATGAAATTTCTGGATTAATCTCCAGTACCATTTACAAATTAAAATTCTTAAGTTGAGAGACCTGATATGAAATTCGCTAATATTGATGAGGCAATCGTGGAAGCTGCTAAGAAGCCAGCACCAGCTAAGCCAGCAGCAAAACCAGCCCCAAAGAAAGCAGAGCCAAAGAAGGCTCCTGCTGCACCAGCTAAGCCAGCAGCAAAACCAGCCCCAAAGAAAGCAGAGCCAAAGAAGGTAGAAGCCCCAGCACCTAAGAAAAAGGCCGCTGCACCTGCTGCTGCTCCAAAGAAAGCTGAACCAAAGAAAAAGCCAGCCGCTGCAAAACCAGAAAAGAAGGCAGAGCCAACGAAGGAGCCAGAAAAGCCAGTACAACCATGGTCAACTAAGGGCAGAGAAGCTCGTGCTAAGGAATTAGCATCAATGTCATCACAAGAACGTGAAGCGGAAAGTGAAAAGAGTAAGCGTAAGATGGGATTACGTCCAGCTTCACGTGGAATTGGCGACAGATTGAAGTCAGCATGGAAGGCATTCACCGCAAAGCCAGGCAGTTCTGTTGACATCAAGAAGAGTTACAAGAGTGTATTCCACGAAATTCAAAAGTTGATGGAACAATTACAATTAGTTGAAGCAATGCTCCAAGAACAATCACTGAACGAATCATATGATGCTTCAGCAGTCAACACCTTATACGAACGCCGTGATGCAATTCGTAGCGTATTGGCAGAACAAATGGTTCGTGAAGAACTATACAAGCACAACGTCACCGTAGCAGAATTAGACGAAACTCAACGTGCTGCTTTGATGGAAACAGTTGCACTACGTTCAAATGCATTGTGGGAAGAATTGAATCAAGTTGAAGAAGGTAAGCTCAGTCGTCTTGCCGCAGGATTAGGTCTTGCGGGCGCAGCAATGATGGGTGGAGCAAAAGATGCACAAGCACAACAAGCAACTTCAACACAAGCACCAACTACACAAGTTCCAAACGATTCTGTTCAAACGGCAACATCAAAGGACATGCAACTTGCACTTAACAAAGCGGGACATGAGCTAAATAGAAGAAGAATTTCTCAGCAAGGAGCAAGAAGAGACGTAGTACAAAATCCAGATGGAACCTTTACCGCAACGATTGACGCAAGAAAACAATCAGCACAAAATGGAGCACCACGTATGGAAGAATCATATACATTAGAAGAATGGTTTGGCATGATGGAAGAAGCCGGAGTCAACTTGAATGAATTGAGTCCAGAAACCCTTGCAAGTTATAGAGCTAAAGCAACAGCACAAAAAAGTAACATTAAAGACAAGTATCATGGTACAACTTCACCAACTACTGGTCAAAAATATAGTAGAGATATGCATGGACTCCCACCAGAAGCAACTGCGGCTGGTGACCAAAGAAAGTTCCAAAAGAGAACTGCAGGGATAGCTCAAGCAAATAAAAATATGGGACAACAAGCATTAAAAAACCCAAATGTACTATCAAAAATAGATTATAGAGACGATGAATTAGGTGCAGGTGCTGCTCAATGGCAAATTGATAGAGCCAAAAAGTCTGCATTAAGTCAACCAACTGGTCAACCAAAGATGGCAGCAGAATCCTATACTCTAGAAGAATGGATGGATATGATGGAAGAAGCTGGTGTAAACTTAAATGAATTAAGCCCAGAACTTAAGGCAAGATATATGGACAAAGCCAAGTCACAAGTTAGTCAAAACATAGATAAAGTTGGATATAATAAGCAATATAAAGGTGGAAGTGGATTTGACCAAGCACAACGAGCAGCAAAAGATGCAAAAAGAATAAAAGGAATGACAACTGCGTTAGGTTCTATGGATAAGCAATTACAACAACGATATAATAATCCGCAAGGAAACACCGATGCAGAAAAAGCAGCACATCAAAAATCAACTGTTGATACATTTGATAGAGCAGCAGACAATTTAAGTAGAGCTAAAGAATATTCTAAGATGGCAGCAGAATCATTCACTTTAGAGGAATGGATGGGTATGGTAAAGGAAGCTGGGTACGCACTACACAAGAAGGAAAAGTAATGTCGATATATAAGGAGTATTTCTCAGATATTAAGAAGCAAAAGCCAACTACTCTAGAAGAAGCAGAAAGAGTCAGTGCTTTGCTTGAAAAGAATATTCCAACCAGTCCTGACAAATGGGCACGTGCAAAGGCAGCAGCACGTGCCAAGTTCAAAGTTTATCCATCTGCTTATGCTAATCTCTGGGCAGCGAAAAAATACAAGAGCATGGGTGGGGGTTGGAAGAAGGGCAAGAAATGAAACGGTTAAAAGACCTCATTCCGGAGGAATGGACGAAAGAATACAAGAAGTCAATTAACTGCAGTAACCCAAAAGGCTTTAGTCAACGTGCTCATTGCGCTGGTCGCAGAAAGCGAAAGCGTGGTGGTAAAACTAAATCAAAACCAGTATGATACGATTCACTGACTTAATAGTAGAAGTTGGATTAGATGAAAAATATAGACCTAAGGGAGAGCTTGGTAAGTGGCTCAACCAAAAATGGGTTGATATTTCTCGTAAAGATAAGAGTGGCAAACACCCACCATGTGGGGCATCTGCTGGAAAGGCAGAACGCGGTCCAAGTGGGTCACGTAAATATCCAAAGTGCCGTCCAGCACGGTCAGCAGCACGTATGAGTAAGAGTGAAAAGCGGTCAGCCGTAGTTCGTAAACGTAAAGCAGGAAATCCAGGTGGAAAGCCAACTATGGTATCCACATTTAAGAAAAAGGAAGAATAATATGGAAAACTTAAATGAAGCCTGTTGGGAAGGATATAAAGCAGTTGGTGGTAAGATGAAAGGTGGCAAGATGGTACCTAATTGTGTACCAGTGGAAGAAGCATTCAAGGATGACCTCGCTGACTTAATCAAGCGTGGACTTATTAAGAAGCCAGAACCAAAGCCAGATTTCAAGGGTATGTCACCAGAAGAACGTAGAGAATATATGGCAGACAAGGCAGAACGCAGACATCCAGCGGTACCATTAGATATGATTGCAAAGCATGGTAAAGGTGCCCCACAACAACAAGCTAAGTTTGCATTAAGTCAGCCTGTAGTTGAAGATGAAATTGATGAATATTGCCCACGCTGTTTAATGGAAGTATTGACTGGACAGCATCCAGAACAATTAGGAGAAGCACAATATCAAGGTCGCACGGTTCCACTTGGAAAACCAATGCGTGGGGACGTTAAGAAGTTTAAGGTATTTGTAAAAGACCCAAAGACTGGAAATGTCAAAAAAGTTAATTTTGGCGATAAGACAATGAAGATTAAGAAGTCAAATCCAGCCCGCCGTCGTAGTTTCCGTGCTAGACATCATTGCGACACCAATCCAGGCCCACGTACTAAGGCACGTTATTGGTCGTGCCGTAAGTGGTAATATGAAAGTCTCCAGAAAGATATCAGACGCGATTTTAAAAAAGATGGGATATAAATTCAATCCAGAAGAATTCCATATGGGTATGAATGTAGAAATGGAACACAAAGATGTAACAAATGGTAATGTGGTCAAAACAGCAAAAATTGCTGCTGCCCACTTGACAGAGAAGCCAAATTATTATACATTACTAAAGAAGTATGTGGAGAAAAAACCATGATTCGATTAAAAGAACTGTTGACGCAAATAGCTGAAAAGAGAATGGCAGAAGCTATGCGTAGACAAGCCGCCTCACCAGAAATGGAAAAGCTTGCAAAAACGCAAGGACTTGAACTTCCAGGTGCATCTGTACCAGCAGATATTGGTGCAGATAAGAGAAGTGGAATGCAAGATAAGCCCACTGATGAACCACCATCACCACAACCAAAGCCAGCAGTTTCTACAAATCCTGATATCGTAGCTGCAAAAGAACGTAAGGCAAAGCGGGATGCAGAAATCATGGCAGCGGCTAAAGCAGAGTTTGACGATGTTATGGCGGATAAGAATGATGCAAATGTATCTCCAACAACGGGCAAAGAAACAGGCACAGCATTACCACCAGTAGATGAACTTAAAGATACTACTGTAAAATCTTATTTAAAAAAGGCAAAGAAGTCTGCGGAATCTGAGCTTCGTAAGCACGATGAACGCGAAGATAAGGCAATGAGCACAGACGGAGAAAAGCACCCAGAACGTCAACAAAAACACTTGGAAAAGGCAAAGGAACATTTTAAAAAATATCTAAAGCGCCAAAAGGGTATATCAACTGCATCTAAAAAGATGGGAGACAAGTAACATGACCACGCAACTCAAAGATATTATATTGGCAGAAGGAACGACTAATCGCGTGTCGTTACAACGTATTGATGCGATTTTAGCAAACTTCGCTGAAAAGCTTGAAAAGAAAGAACAAGAAAAGTTAGCAAGTGCATACGTAGAAGTTAAAGAACTTGCTGATACATTAAATATGACTCCATATACAGTTTTTAACCATGAACATTGGAAGTTGTTAAATATTGTATTGATGGGCAAGGTAGCAGAATTAAAGTTAGTTGTAGAAGATATTGCAAAGGATAATAAAGAAATCGATTGTTGGCCTTTAATGAAGGCAATAGATTTAATACTTACTTATTAAGTGAGGGGCTATGGCAGATACTAGTGTGTTTGGTCGCCTACGGAAATTGTTCTCAACAAGTACAATTGTCCGAAATGTAGGCGGTAAAAAACTTAAGATAGCAGATACAGACAACATCCAATCATTCGTCAATAGACGCGGTATTGATAGATATCATCGCGTCTATTCATCTATGACTGGTGGATACGGCTCATCTCACGGACGTTATGAAGCGGCAGCAGCATTCCAAGGCTCACGACTTCAATTGTTCCGCGATTATGATATGATGGATAATGACCCAATTATCGCATCTGTTATGGACATCTACGCCGACGAATCAACTGTTAAAGACGAATTCGGTCAAATACTCAGTATTCGCTCAAAGAACGAACAAATTCAAGATATTCTCCATAATTTATTCTATGATATCCTCAACATAGAATTCAATCTTTGGCCTTGGGTTAGAAACATGGCAAAGTATGGGGATTTTTTCTTATACCTAGATATTCATCCAGACTATGGTGTTATCAATGTAATTCCATTGTCAGTATACGAAACTATTCGTATTGAAGGACAAGGACCATCAAATCCAGAAGGAACCAATACAGTTACCCCACCAAAAGAAGAAGCAAGTCCATTCTCAGTCAAGTTTAAGATTGAAAATGACTTTTTAGCGTTAGGTAAGAAGGAATTCGACAACTACGAAATTGCACACTTCCGTCTTCTTTCTGATACTAATTTCCTTCCATATGGCAAGAGTATGATTGAAGGTGGTCGCCGTGTGTGGAAGCAATTACAATTGATGGAAGATGTGATGTTAATTCATCGTATCATGAGAGCACCAGATAAGCGTAAAGTTTTAGTTGACATCGGAAATATTCCACCTGCCGAAATTGATACACACATGCAACGTATCATTGACCGCATGAAGAAGACACCGTTGGTTGACCCAAAGACTGGTGACTATAATCTTCGTTATAATATGATGAACATTACGGAAGATTTCTATCTTCCTGTTCGCGGAAAGGATTCTGGTACAGACATCACCAATCTCCCCGGCCTCCAATTTAACGCTATCGAAGACATTGAATATCTTCGTAATAAAATGATGGCAGCATTCAAGGTACCAAAGTCATTCCTTGGATACGAAGAAGACCTTACAGGTAAAGCATCATTGGCAGCACAAGACGTTCGTTTCGCACGTACAATAGAACGTATTCAACGTATTGTAGTATCAGAACTTACCAAGATTGCTATCATCCATTTGTATGTACAAGGCTTCAAGGATGAAGATTTGGTTGATTTCGAATTGCACATGACCTCTCCATCAGTTATCTATGAACAAGAAAAGATTAACTTGTGGACACAAAAGATTAATTTGGCAAGTCAAATTACACAAACCAAGTATCTTTCACGTGATTGGGTCTATCACAATATTCTTGAACTATCAAAAGAAGATGCAGAAAAAGAATATCAAAAGATGATGCAAGAAGCACAAACATTTGGTGATTTAACGGTGAAGGAACAACAAGCAATGCAACCACCGCCACCACCAGTTGACATGCAAGGACAACCACAAGGCGGTGAAGGAACACCACCTGAACAAGCACCAGAACAGCCCGCTGGTCAAGAACCAATGGAAGCTCCTCCAGAAGAAGTGCCACAAGAACCAGAACAAATGGATGATGTAGAAGCAATCCTAGCGGCACTTCCAGAACCAACAGAAGCTGAACTAGAGGACGAAGAAATTATAGATGAATATGACCTTGAAGAAGCAAAGGTTGGGCGTCCAAAAGAGGGTGTAAAGTATGGCACTGACAAGCATCCTCGTGGAAGAGACCCACTTGGGCACATGGAAAACTTAAACGCACTAAACGGAACATTGAAGCCAATTCGTAATACAAAGAAGTCTGGGTTGTCATTAGAACGTCTAGAAATATCAAATCTTATAAAACAATTAGATTCTCATCAAAAACCAAAATCTTCTCCTAGTATCCTAAACGAAGCAAATATTTTAGATATTGAAGAAAATTGATATAGTAAAGAAGTTACATACTATTTAATAGATGGGGAAGTTTTTACCTAATTCGGAATCCTTTTATGAAACCAAGTATAAAGCACAATAAGTTAAGAAATACAGGTATTCTCTACGAACTGTTAGTCCGTCAAATCACTTCTGATGTGATGGAAAACAAGCAACATGGAATTGCTGTACAATTAATGCGTGAATTTTTTAACTCAAAGAAAGAACTTGGAAAAGAATTGATGTTATATCGTTCGTTTTTCAATATCCAACATCTTTCCGAACAAAAGGCATTTCAATTCTTGAAGTTGGTTAATGAACAACGCAAGCAACTTGACCAACATAAGTTGAATGTAGAAAAGTATCGTTTGATAAAAGAAATCAAGCAAAACTTTGATTTGAAAGAATTTTTCTCAGCCCGCATTCCATCATATAAGATTTATGCATCTATTTACAAGAATTTCGATGCTGCCGTCAACGGGGTAAATGATGTGTTTTTAATTGAAGAATTGGCAAATAGTCAATTCACTTTAGTTGAACATCTATCGGGTAAGAGTTCAAGTAAGCAATTACAAGAAAGCAACGAACTAGCTAATATCATCCGTAGTCAAGATGAACAAATTCGTTTCTTATCATATAAGATATTAATCGAACGTTTCAATGAAAAGTACAAGGGTTTGGATGAATCACAACGTAAATTATTACAAGAATACATTTACAATACGACAAATACATCTAAACTTAAGAGCTATACACAAGTTGAAAGTCGTAGATTAGCAAAAGAAATAACACAAAGATTAGGAAAGATTTCAGACACGGTTGTTCGTATTAAGTTAACCGAAGTAGTATCACAATTAAAGAAAGTTGAAAAGGCTGCGGTCATAAAGGAAAATCACATGACTGCCATGTTGATTGGATATGAAATTCTTAAGGAGCTTAAGACATTATGAGTATGAAAAACCGTCTTAGAAAGATGATTCAAGAAATCATCGAAGAAGAACTAAACGAAATGACCACCACTGGTAATGTCGCAGGATACCTCACGCCTTTAGCGTTCAGCGGAAATGTGCCTAAGAATACTGCTAGAAAAAAGGCAATTGCACAACAACTAGGATGGAAGTTAACAAAACGTGGTGCAAAAGAATTAAGTAAAGGTGCAGATAGTCTTCAAGAAGGCGGTGACCCATACTATGCTTATAGAGCAGATGAATCAGCATCTTCTCGTCAAAAGATTGCAAAAGCAATCAGTGAATTGAATAGAAATATTTTACAAGTTGAACGTGCACTAAAAATGAATGCACGTTTACAAAACGAGTCTGGAATTGCAAGCGAAGCATTGTATCGTCGCACACAAGAAGGACTTTTAAAATTAGAATCACGGTTACTTCACCTCGCCGGAAAGGTCCGTGAAATCAGAGGAAAGTAATATGAAAAACTTATTGGTCGAATATAATGTTATTGAATACGGAGCAGACCTTTTAGCAGAAGCGGCAGATGCTACTAAGCCTCTTATGTTAAAAAATGTATTGCTCCAACGCGCAGAAGCAAAGAACCAAAATGGCAGAGTATATCCTCATTCTATTTTGGTAAGAGAAGCTACTGCATACAAAAACAACTTCGTAACAGAAAGAAGAGCATTGGGTGAACTCGACCATCCAGAAAGTCCTGTAGTTAACTTGAAGAATGTATGCTGCAACGTTACTGATTTGTGGTTCGACAATAAGGACGTTCGTGGTAATATCGAAATCCTATCAACACCATCAGGAAATATCGTTCGTGAATTAATCAAGAATGGAATTCGCTTAGGTGTATCATCGCGTGGAATGGGGTCAGTTCGTCCACTTGGTGAAAACACGGTAGAAGTGCAAGACGATTTCAATTTAATTTGTTTTGATATCGTCAGTAATCCAAGTACACAAGGCGCATTCATCAACGAACAAAAGCAAATCGTTACTCCATACTCACGTATAGATTCTCTCATTTACGATTTCTTAACCGAAGTAAAGTAACATGCGCTTAGCGAAGGATTTTGTCAAATTTCTCATGAAAGAATTGGACATGAAAACTCTGCCAGCAAACATCAAATTTGCTGACGGAGATTATGCGTCTGAACATTTGACATTTGGTACATATAATCCTTCTACTGATGAAATTGTTATTGTGAAGGGAAATAGACATCCTGTTGATGTTCTACGCACTCTCGCACACGAACTCATTCATCATAAGCAACGCGAA